GCTGACGGGCTGACGCCGAAGTGGTCGAGCGTTGCCCTCTGCGTTAGTCGCAAGAATGGTAAGACAGCCTTACTTGCTGCCTACGCTCTCTACAGTTTGCTGACCGACGATACCCAGCCCGAGATCCTGCTGGCGGCGGCTAGCGATAAACAGGCCGGAAGATTGTTCGATGCCTGTACCGCGTACATTCGTAAGAATCCGACGCTTGCCGGCGACGTGGTGCTGCGTGACTATATCGGCGAGATCTCGCGCGTAGATGGCGGCGGCAAGATTCTCCGCATGGCGTCGGACCCGAACACCCTGCACGGCTACAGCCCGAGCCTGGTCGTGGCTGACGAGCTGCACGCGTGGACCAAGCCGATGCAACGCAAGGCGTGGGCGGCATTGACGACGGGCGGTGGCGCTCGAAAGAAGACGCAGACCTTCACGATCACGACCGCCGGCGATGCCAACGAACGCGATACGTCGATCCTCGGCAGAATGGTCAGCCGCAACGAAGCGGTGGGGGATGTGGAGAAGACTCCGGGCTTGACGATCAGCCGAAACCATGACGCGGCTACCCTGATCTATAACTACTCGGCGCCCACGAAAGACCCTAGTGATATAGCCAATATGCGGCTCGCCAATCCCGCATCGTGGATCACAGACGATTACCTCCAGCGCCAAGCCAACAACCCGGAACTCTCAATCGAGGAAGTGCTACAGCTGCACGGTTGCGTTTGGGTCGCGGGATCCTCGGCATGGATTAGCGCCGACTGGTGGAATAATGCGATCGAACGGGATGCGAAGATCCCGGACGGTGCGCGCGTTTCCGTTGGCATCGATGTCGGCATCGTTCACGATGCGACGGCGTGCGTGGTTGCGTACCAGCGCCCGGACGATGAGAAGGTGCTGATCGAGGCGCAGATTTGGACGCCACAACCCGGCAAGAATGTTGACCTTGCCGATGTCGAGGCGCACCTCCGCGAACTGACGGCGCGCTACGCGGTCGCCGGCGTCTTTTACGATCCCCGGTTTTTTGAGCGATCCGCGCAGGCGCTCGACGATGAGGGCGTGACGATGGTGACGATGGTCCAGTCGTCGGCGATCATGGCGGACGCGTACCAGGCTTTCTATTCGATGCTCGGCGAGGGGCGCATCGTCCACGCCGGTGACAACGCCGAACTCGCAGCACACGTACTTTCAACGGCTGCGGCACAGACGGATCGGGGCTGGAAGATCAGCAAGATCCGTCAGCGTCAGCGCATCGATGCGCTGGTCGCTGCGGTGATGGCTAACTATGGGGCTATTCTACAAACTGAGGGGGAGCAAAGTGCGCCGGGATTCTACGCCTTTTAGGGCGGCTATCATATGTCTACAAGTGTTAGGCGCGATCATTATCTCGGCTGGTGTCGGGCTGGTGTTCGTGCCAGCAGGAATCATCCTAGCCGGAGCGTTCATGATCGCGTTCGCCGTCGCAATTGAGAGGAACTAACGAATGCTAGGCGGACTGTTCGGGCGCAATACTTCGGAGGAACGATCGATATCGTTCCAGACTATCTTCGCGTCCGGCGACTCGCTTGCATTGACGACCAACTCGGGCGTCACCATGAACCAAGACGAGGCGCTCAAGCTCGGCACCGTCTACGCTTGCGTCCGCCTGATCGCTGATTCGATCTCGACGCTACCGATCGACACGTTCCGCCGCGATGGGACCGAGCGCGTGAACTATCCGCGCCCCGTCTGGCTGGACTTGCCCGAGGTCGGCATGTCGCGGACGACGCATTTCTCGCAGGTGCTGATCTCGCTGCTGATGAACGGTAACGCCTTCATTCGGATCTTGCGTGACGATCAGGGCATCGCTGGGCTAGTCGTCTTGAACCCACGCAAGGTCGAAGTGCAGCGCAACAACGTCACGCGCCGCGTCGAGTATTCGGTCGACAACGGTCGCGAGATCGTTCCGCATGATGAGATGATGCACCTCACCGAGCTACTCCTGCCGGGCGAGTTGCGAGGACGTTCGCGCATCGATCTGATCCGCGACACGCTCGGGCTGGGTAGGGCGCTCGACACGTTCGCGCAATTGTTCTTTGGGCAGGGCAGCACGCTGGGAGGCGTGATCGAGTTTCCGGGCGCCTTGACGCGCGAGCAAGCCAAAGACCTAAGCGACTCATTCGAGGAGCAGCACCGATCCGTCCGCCGCTCCCATCGTCCCGGCGTGCTATTCGGCGGCGCAAAATATTCGCAGACATCGGCAGCGCCTAACGAGGCGCAGATGTTGGAGTCTCGCCAATACAGCACGGAGGAGATCGCGCGCGCGTTCCGTTGTCCGCCAGCGTTGCTCGGCGTGACGACGCCGGGCGCTATGTCGTACGCATCCGTCGAGATGAACGGGATTCACTTCGTCACGTACTGCTTACGCCCGTACATCGTCAAGATCGAGGATGCCTACAGCAACCTGATTCCCGGTGATGCCTTCCTGAAGATCAACGTCGACGGCTTGCTACGCGGCGACCAGGCTAGCCGATACGCATCTTTCTCGACTGGCATCCAGTCCGGGTTCCTCTCAATCAATGACATCCACCGGTTAGAAGACATGCCGCCGGCGGATGGTGGCGACGTGTACCGAGTGCCGCTTGCGAACGTCGATCTGGCTGCTGCGAACCTGACCGAGCTGGAGAAGAAGACCTCGATCGCCGTGAAGCTCGTGCAGGCTGGATTCGATCCCTCCGCGACGCTTGCGTCGCTCGGCTTGGACGCGTTGCCGCATACGGGCCTCCCGTCCGTGCAGTTGCAAGGTATCGCGCAGGTCGATCCAGAAGATCCAGCGGCGGCGTATCCGGTGTCTTCGTGACGATGACGACGGCGCAGATCAGCGTGACAACGGCGGCGACGCTTTTGTGTGCTGCTAATGCGATGTCGCAGCGCGTGACAGTCCATAACAACGAAACAAGTCAGCAGATCTTTCTAGGCGATTCCGGCGTGACGATTTCGACGGGTATCCACTTGGACGGCAAACAGGAGCGCCAGATCATCCTCAATCCGGGCGAGGGCTTGTGGGGAATCTCGGCGAATACCAACTCTGTCAGCGTGATGATTCAGAAGATGGCATAGGGAATGCCTTACTTCATTAGCGATCAGCAAGCGGACTGTGCCGGGTGGGCGACGGTCAAACAAGATGTCGGCGGTGATCTGATTGTGATTCATTGCCACGCGACGAAACAGGAGGCGATCGATCAGATGGTAGCGATCTCGATCAAGGAGGGGCTGGAGCCGGGTGGGGAGCGCGTGCTGCCAGACAATTATCGACCGGCGCTCGCCGAGGATGTCCCCGATGGGCGCGCATGTGGCAACTGTTATTTCTATGACGAGTCGAACGTGCAGGATGACAAGGCGTGGTGTGAGCGGTGGGATGAGTACGTCAACGGCGCTTACTACTGCAACGCTTGGCAGCCTGACGAGGGCGACGACGCTGATGAGCAAGAGGCCGGGTATCGTGCGGTTGATCTGATGCTCCCTGAGTACGTGATGGAAGCCGCAGCGCGCGGCTTGGAGTATCACGCGGCTGGATTGTCTGGCGATGGTGTTGTTGATCGCACGATCCGCGAAGCGCGTCTGATGGCTGATGGAGAAGTATCCGAAGACAAGGTGATCCGAACGAACGCATGGGCGGCGCGCCACCTAGTCGATCTTGATTCCGAGGATAACCGTGACCCCGACGCTGAGGGATTCCCCGGAGCTGGCGCAGTTGCGTTCTATCTTTGGGGAATCAACCCACTAGATCCGCAGCCAGCAATCGACTGGTTCGCGTTGAAGGCAGAGCAGATCCAAGCAGAAGAGCGTAGCGCGTTTGTCGTTAGCGAACCTCGCGGTGCTACCATTGACGCTATGACTACTGCCGTCGAGACACGTCGAATCACCGTCAATGAGTTTGAGATCCGCGATCTCGGCGAAGGCGACGGAATGGCTTTCACGGGTTACGCTGCTGTCTTCAACTCCGAGTCAGAGCCGCTGCCATTTATTGAGCGCATCGCCCCCGGCGCGTTTGCGAATTCGCTCTCTTCGCGTAATGAGATCAAGATGTTCGTGAATCACGACACCACCCGCGTGCTGGCCTCGAAGCGTGCCGGTACGTTGCGACTCTCTGAGGATTCTCACGGCTTGCGGGTCGAGGCCGACTTGCCGCCGACGACGGACGGCAAGGATCTTGCAATCCTGATGAAGCGTGGCGATGTCGATTCCATGAGTTTTGGATTTAGCGTTCCGAGCGGTGGCGATACTTGGTCGCCGGACGGTGCAACGCGCGAACTGCGCGAGGTTCGCTTGCATGAAGTTTCTATCGTGACTGCGTTTCCGGCATATACGGCAACGAGTGCCGGCGTTCGCAGCCTTGACAATCTTGCTGCTGCTACTGGCGCCGACGCTTCGCAGCTTGATGCTGCGATCACGAAGCTTGAGGCCGGCGAGATGCTCGACGAAGACGCAGCAATGCTGATCGAGTCCGTCGTGCAGAAGCTGCGCGCCGATACGACCATCGGTGCCGAGGCCAAGGCGTCGCTAGACATGAAGCGCAAGCAGCTTGACCTTTTGTTCTCGCGCGTCTAGACGTACTTTTGCGCTGTTACCATTGGGGTTGTCTGATCTGCGGAGCCGCGGCAGGCGCACCCGGTGCGGAGCCGCGCGGGACATCCGTTAGACCAAACTTTTGATTCTTGAAAGGATCACACCGCATGTCTGATTACTTGAAGCGCCAGAACGAACTGCGCCTGAACGCATGGGAAGAGGCAAAGCACCTGCTCGACGCAGCTGCCGCCGAGTCCCGCGACCTGACCGCCGAAGAGAACGTGATTTATGATCGCATCTCCGAGGACATGGACAACCGCGCTCGCGTCATCGAGCAGATCACCAAGGACGAAGAGCGCGCACAGCGCCTCGACGTTGCTGCCGCTAGCGTCCGCACGGACG